CCAGAGGATTACGAGCGTCGTAACTTCAATGAATCCAATGGGTCGCTGAATAGTTACTTTAAGAAATTGACTGCTGTACTAGGTTCATTGTTAGGACCAAAAGGTAGTAGGTACATTAATGCGCCGTATGGTGCATTTCAAAGCACAGCAGACCAGACTGCTGCCGCAGCGAACACAGCGTATGCGATGACTTTTAACACGACTGATTACTCCAATGGCGTATCAGTTGTAAGCAATTCGCGTATTACGGTGACTGATTCTGGAATCTATAACTTGCAGTGGTCTGGCCAGTTTGATAATTCAAACAGTCAAGATGATGATGTAAGAGTATGGATAAAAATCAATGGGACTAACTTAACTGGCTCCACTGGATACGTCAGCATTCCATCAAAACATGGCGCATTCAATGGCCATATCATTGTTGGATGGAACTACTTTCTTTCACTAACTGCAAATGATTATGTTGAACTTTGGTGGGAGACTGACAGCACCACTGTGACAATACAGTCTTATGCTGCTGGTACAAATTACCCGTCTACTGCGTCGCTAATTGCGACAATGCAATTTGTGTCTAACACATTGTGAGAATGCCATGTATATACCGCTAAAAATACCGCCAGGAATCTATCGCAATGGTACTGAGTACCAGTCATCTGGTCGCTGGTATGACGCTAACCTTGTCCGCTGGTATGAGAACACATTGCGCCCTGTCAACGGTTGGCGTAAAAGATTTAGCTCTCAGACTGCAATGAGTGGTAAATGTAGGGGGGTGATTACTTGGCGTGATAACAGCAATGATCGTTGGATTGCTGCTGGTACTCACACCAATCTGTATGTAATGAACGAGTCAGGGACTTTGAAGGATATAACTCCAACAGGTTTTACTAGCGGCATTGCAGATGGAACTTCATACACCGGATATGGATATGGCTCTTATGGAAGTTTTGCCTATGGAATTCAGCGTCCTGATTTGGGTGATGTTATTAGTGCAACTACCTGGTCAATGGACACTTGGGGTGAGTACCTAGTTGCTTGTTCAAGTGCAGATGGTAAGTTATACGAGTGGCAGTTAGGTTTTTCAACGCCAACAAAGGCTTCGGCTATAACGAATGCTCCAACAAGTTGCAAGGCTTTGATGGTTACTGCCGAACGTATATTATTTGCATTGGGTGCTAGTGGTAACCCACGTAAGGTAGCATGGTCGGATCAGGAAAATAATACAGTTTGGACTGCTGCAATTGATAATTTGGCTGGTGACTATGAGCTTGCTACACCAGGAAATTTGATAGCAGGTAAGCGTGTAAAGGGCGTTAATTTACTGTTTACTGACGTGGATGTACATACCGCGCAATACGTTGGCGCGCCATTTGTCTATGGATTTGAGAAAGCTGGCAGCGGATGCGGATTGATTTCTGCGCAATCTGTGGCGGCCATTGACACTGCGGCTATTTGGATGAGCAGCAGCGGCTTTTGGATATACGACGGGTACGTCAAGCCACTGCCTTGCGATGTGTCTGATTACATATTCAGCGACATTAACTTGACGCAAAAGTCAAAAGTCTATGCTGTCCATAATAGCAAGTTTGGCGAAATCTGGTGGTTTTACCCGTCCAATGACTCTAACGAGAACGATTCCTATGTGACGTACAACTATCGTGAAGGACATTGGGCTATTGGAACATTGTCGCGTTTGGCTGGAACAGACGCGGGCGTATTTACTTATCCAATAATGGTTGACAGCAGCGGATACATTTACGAGCATGAGGTTGGTTTTGCTTACGACTCTGCCGTTTTGTATGCTCAGTCTGGACCCATTGAGCTTGGGACTGGTGAGAATATTATGAACGTCAAGCAGGTAATTCCTGACGAGCAGACGTTGGGCGAGGCCGTGGTTTCATTTACGTCTAGGTTTTATCCTACCGGCGCGGAATCTACTTATGGTCCGTATACGGCGGCTAATCCGACCAGCGTGCGGTTTTCTGGAAGGCAGGTTGAGGTTAAGGTTACAGGCAATACTTTATCTGACTGGAGGATTGGGACTATGCGCCTTGAGGCTACGGCTGGTGGGCGTCGATGACAGATTTGGACGAGCTTTTAAGGCTGCGCCATCAGGTGGAATCGGCTTTAGAATACTCTGAAGGTACACACACATTTGACGACATTGCCGACGGTGTGGCCAAGAACAGATTTCAGGTCTGGCCTGGCGTTAAGTCGGTGGTAGTGACCGAGATCATTGTCTACCCGCGAATCAAGAACTTGCACTATTTCTTGGCTGGCGGCGACCTAGATGAACTCAAGCTGATGCGACCATACATCGAGCGTTGGGGCAAGAGTTTAGGTTGCACGCGAGTTACTCTCGCAGGACGTAAGGGCTGGGCCAAGACGTTTCTGCGCGATGAAGGATACGAACCAAAGTGGTTTATTTTGAGCAAGAATTTGTAAGGGGAATGATATGAGTCTTGGTGGCATTTCTGGCTATGGACAGCCACGCAATATTTCAATTCCAGAAAATTACTACTACACACCATACTTGCCTTATGCTCAGTATGGTCCATATCAATCCATCATGTCGCAGATGGGTAACTATGGAACTAGTATTGGTAATGTCTACGGTGGACCTGTAGCTGGAGGTGGTGGCGCTACTGGTGGATATAACTCCGACCTATATAAGCGCGTTGCAGCCGCTGCACCTTTAGCGCCAGCAGTAGTTGATAGCACTACTCGCGGTGGTGGAGGTGGTGGGCGTCAAAGTTTTGAGCAATGGTCTGAAAAAAATGATCCTAATGCTTGGAAAAATTTAACGAGCGGGGAGCAGGCCAATTGGTATGCTGAACATCCAACATTTGGATCATTTACCCAAGGACTTCAAAAAGTATGGGGTTACACCATTCCAGGCATGATTCAAAACTATCTTGATCCTGGCATCGGTATTAGAGCAAATCTCATAGCTCAAGGTATTGATCCAAGAACCGGCGCGAATATGAATTTCACGCCAGAGCAGAAAGCTGCTGCATTGAGTGCAATACAAAATACAGTTGCAATGCCTGGTTCAGATGCTATATCAAATATAGCTAATCAGTACGGTATGTATAACAATCCCAATGCTATTTCAAATTCAAATATTAGTAGTGATGGTGGATTTAACCCTATATCTGGTTACTCTGTAGGGCCAGCAGTTTCTGCACCAGCACCAACGCCAACACCAGCAGTAAATATTGGTGGTGGTGAATTTGGAAGCTGGGGTGGTGAAGAACGTGGAAGTAGAGGTGGCGACGGTGGCGGTGGTGGATATAGCGGTGCGCCGAGTGCAGGCTCTGATGTTGGAAGAAGCGCACCTGGTTCTGCACATTACGCCAAAGGTGGCCATGTAAACGCATCACTACTAAGTGGCCCAGACCCAATGGGTCCAGATCAAGGCTATGGAGCCTTGAAGGGTGGCGAGTACGTTATCAATGACAAGGCTGTGAAGAAGTACGGCATTGAATTGATGGACGCCATTAATAGCGGCAAGATTTCTAAGGGCAAGCTACGCGGCTTGCTCGAAATGTAAAGGGGAAACGTATGAGCAAAGGTGGCAGTCAGACAGCGACAACTAGCATTGATCCTGACTTAAAAAAAGCATTTCTATCAAACCTTGAGCAAGCGCAGGGTGTGGCTGCTGCTTTACCAGTGCAGCAGTTTGCTGGGTTTAACCCGTTATATCAGGCAGGTGAGCAGCAACTCGTAAATACAGGACTTGCAGGTCCAGGTATTTACTCTGTAGATCAGGCCGCTGCACTTACTCAAGCCGCTGCTGCCCCGCGTGACCTTTCACTTGGCGGTGGTGCTGGCTCTCTTGGTTCGTATATGAATCCATATACGAAGTATGTTAGAGAAAATACATTGGCTGATTTGGAAACTGCCCGACAAAATGCAATTCGCCAGACAGCGCAACAAGCGCAACAAGCACGCGCATTTGGTGGATCACGCCAAGGTGTTGCAGAAGCTCAGACCAATTTAGGTTTTGGAACTCAGGCTGGTAAGTTAGCAGCTCAACTCAATGAAAATGCATTTAATCAGGCTATGGCGGCACAACAAGCTGACCTTATGCGTCAAATTAATGCTGCACAGCAATTGAGTGGAATTGGTGGCCAGCAGCAGGCTTTGCGTTATGGTGGTGCGCAGGCTGCAATGCAGGCTGGCACAGCACGTCAGCAATTATTGCAACAACAAATGGACGCACAGCGCAATATTGGACTACAAAAGCTAGGAATTGCGCAATCTGCTTTGGGTCAGGGTATTCCTAACCTTGGCCAGACAACAACTACTCCATACACCAGAAACGTTGGTGCTGGTGCTTTGGGTGGTGCTGCCGCCGGTTATCAGTTGGGTGGTCCTTGGGGCGCTGCACTTGGCGGCTTGTTAGGACTCTTTTAAGGAACAACATCATGGCAGATTTTGATTTAGGTGGCCTGCTTTTTGGCAATGCACCGGCTACAGGATTTGAAAGCTATCTGGACCCAGAGCAGTTAAAGGCTATGCGTAACCAAGGCGTTATGCAGGCTGCTATGGCGCTGTTGAAGGCATCAGGTCCTAGCGCCACTCCTATCGGTATTGGACAGGCTCTGGGCGAGGCTTATGGTGCTGGTCAGGCTGGATATCAGCAGGCGCAGCAGCAGGGCATTGCAGGATTGCTGACTAAACAGAAGTTGGAGGAGGCAAAGCGTGCGCAGCAGATGCAAGATGATTACGCCAAAATGGTTATGCAACTAACTGGTGGACAAGGGCCAATTACAGGTTTAATGACGCCAGATTCTGCATTGGCCATACCGCCTACAACAGACTTACCAGCAGGACCAACTATTGCTAGGGCTGAGATGGTTGGACAACCTATGCAGGATTTTGCTCAAGTTAGTGGGGGTACTAGTGGTGGTGCTCAAATGCAACGCGCCAATTTGCCTCCACAAATGGCTGCATTGCTATCTCGGTTGCCAGCAAAAGAAGGCATACCAGAGTTGATGAAATATATGCAGCCAGCTAAGACAGTTGGTGAGCCATTTAAGGGTACAGATGGTAATACATACATCAGAACAGAAACTGGTGGAGTCATACCATTTACTACTGGTGTTGCGCCTGAGACTGTTGGAGAACCATTTAAGGGTGCTGATGGTAAAACATACATCAGAACTAAAACTGGAGACACTATTCCATTTACAACTAGTATTGCTCCAAAACCTGTTGGTGCTCCACATCAAGCAATTAATGCTGCTGGTAAACCAGTTTTGATTCAATCATATGATGATGGAAGTCAAAAAGAAATTTCTGGATTGTCTCCTTATGAAGCAAATCCAACAGAAGTTAAATTGTTACAGGCTGCCGGTAAACCTATCACAATGGAAAACATCATGGCCATTCGTAGGTCTGGTGCTACTAACGTTAGTGTTGGTGAAGGTCAAAAGGGTTTTGAAAACACAATGTCATTGAAAAAGACATTCAATGCAGAGCCCATTTATAAAGACTACAACGACATGAAATCTGCATACAGCCAAGTTATTACTTCGCTGGATCAAGGCACTCCAATTGGTGATGTTGCTGGTGCTACTAAAGTAATGAAATTACTCGATCCTGGCTCTGTAGTTAGGGAGTCTGAGTTGGGCATTGCTATGGCTGCATCTGGTCGCATGGATAGACTAAAAAATTATTTTAGTATGTGGCAGTCAGGAAATAAATTGACTGAACAGCAACGCGATGATTTCAAACAATTGTCTAATGAATTGTATGCAGCCGCTGGGCAAGCGTATAACCAAAAACGCCAAGAGTACAAGGATTATGGACAGAGTTTTGGCATTGATGCTGATAAAGCACTAGGAGCACCAGCGCAAATTCCATCATTGCTTGGTGGTGGACGCGGTACTGGTGCGGCTAAAAGAAAACCTCTAGGCGAAATTTTTAATCGTTAGGCATCATAAGGATTTAATCATGGATGATCTAAAAATTAAGATTAAAGAAGCAAAATCTGCTGGATACCAAGACGATGAAATCGTAAAGTATCTTGCCTCGATGCCTGATCTAACTCAAAGCATTACAACAGCATACGAAAACCAGTACACGCCATCAGAAATATTAAAGTTTTTGGCTGAACGAAAGTCTCCTGCATACGAGGCTGGAGCCAAAAAATCAGAGCTTGAAAAAGGTTTCTTGACTGCAATGCAAGGACCTACATTTGGATTTTATGATGAGCTTGCAGGAGCATTAGCAGCACCTATTACTGCACTTCAAACTGGCAAACCTCTGTCTGAGGCATACCAGCAAGAGCGTGACATACGCCGTGGCGCTGTTGAGTCGTACATGAAGGAAAATCCTTGGACATCTGCTGGCTTGCAGGGTGTGGCGTCAATTCCTACTATGCTTGCAGGACTTCCTACACGGGCCGCTGGATTGGCCACCAAAGCAGTTATGCCAACGGTTGAGTACGCTGCACCAAGATTGGCGCAAACTGCTACAAATATTGGCCGCTATCTAACTGCTGCTCCAGAGGCTGGTAAGGTTATGGGAATAGGTCAGCGCATGATGCAGGCCGGTGCTGGTGGTGTCGGATATGGACTGCTCGGAGGGGTTGGAGCAAGCGAGGGTGAGACAACTGGAGAGATCGCAGCAGACGCTGGAAAGAGCGCATTGATGGGTGCGGTTCTTGGACCTATTACGCAGCCTGTGATGGGCGTTTTGGGGGCTACTGGTAGGCAGATTGCTGCTAGGGTATCTCCAGAGCGTGCTGGTACTTATGCGCAGCAAAAGGTTGCAGAGGCTTTATTGCGTGATACGCCACCAGATTTGCTTCAAAGTGCATTGGGGATAGCACAGGCCAGAATGGGTAAGCTCGGACCAGAGGCGCGTATTGCTGATGTTGGCGGCGCTAATATGCGCCAATTGCTTGACACGATTGCTACATTGCCCGGTGAGACAAAGCAGGCGTTAGAGCGTGCTATTCGTGAACGCCAAGCTGGACGTGCTGGTCGCTTGGTGACGGCTGCTGATGAGGCTTTAGGAACACAGGGTGCTCAATTTCAGCAGAGTCTTGATGCGTTTAATGAGCTGCGCAAGACTGAAGCACGTCCATTTTATGACGTGATAGATAAATCAGTTATCCAAGTTGATGATACTTTGGCTGCACTGCTTAAACGATCTGAATCGTTGCAGGGTCCTGCTGAGTTACTGTATAAGACAAAGACGGGTCAGACAATTGACTTGGCTAACTTGAAAAAAGGTGATTATGTACCTATGAACGTGCTAGACACGTTAAAGCATTCTCTGTACGACTCCGCGCAGACGTTAAAGCGTGCCGGTGGTGGACAACAGGCTAATGCCTATGATGATGTTCGTAAAGATTTGATAAACGTACTTACATCAAAATCACCAAAAGTTGGTGGCCAATCTGCTTATGCACAGGCAATGGAAAAGTGGGCTGGTCCTTCGCAGATGATGGATGCTGCTGAACTTGGTCGCAAGGCTATGACGGGTGATATTGTCAACTTCAAGCAGGAACTAGCTGGATTAACGCAGTCTGAAATGGATGCATTCCGCATCGGTGCTTTGCAGGCTCTACGTCAAAAGACAGGCACAGAAGCTGGCCAGACATCATTACTGAAGATGTGGAAAGAACCAGCAACACAGGAACGATTGAAGGCGGTATTCAATAACGATTACCGCCAATTCGCGTCGGCAGTCGCAAAAGAGGCTCGACTTAAAGGTCTTGAATCTGCTGGCCGTGGTTCACAGACTGCTCCCCGTGCCGCTGGTATGGAGGACCTTGGAATACCCGCTGTTATGGCGGCTGGGCAGGCTGTAAGCACAGGTAACGTCCCTGGTATAACGGCGGCTGCTACAAACCTGTTTAATCGTCTTGGTACGCCAGAACCTGTTAGGGCTGAGATGGGAAGATTATTGCTATCACGTGAACAGCAGCGCCTAATTGAGCTTGGTGACCAGATTCGGAGGATGAACGAGGCACGCGCACGCGCAGCCGGTTATGGTGGTTACACGGCTGGACAAGTTGGCCGCGTTACATCTCCAGCAATTGGCTCTGGCGTAGGTAACGATCAATTTAATTTTCTGAATCCAGCAGGTCCATACGGCCAATAAGGAGTAATTGAGATGGGATTGCTTGATGAATTGCTGATGGCTCAGAAACCCAAGCGTAACCTGATGGGGACGCAGATGGTTAAGGGACCAGAGCAGCCCTATCTACGTCAAGATTACCCTACAGTTTATGGCGCGTTAGGTGGTTTGCTTGGAACTGCACCAGATGAGATGGCAGGTAGCGTACTAGACCCCAATACCGCAGCCGTGCGTCAGGGTGCTGAGTACGGGTTTCCTGTTGGCACTGCACTTGGTGTGTTGCCTGCTGCAAGATTTACTAAGGGCTTGCCTGTTGGGATGGGGATTAAGGATGTTTCCTATCGTGGTACTCACAAAGCACCTGGACCTGATTTTGGAGCACCTTTGTATGATTTAACTGGTGGTGGACAGATGTATCCTGCTGATGTTTATTCATCAAAAGCAGCTCAATATTATGGAACTGGCTATACAAAGGCAGATAAAGAGGCTTTTGACTTAGCAAAAAAAGTGCGTGGCAATCCAGATGCAGAAGTTACCATGTATCGCGCCGTACCAAAAGATGAAAATATTACAAATATCAATGCTGGTGATTGGGTTACATTAAGCAAAGATTACGCAAAAAATCATGGTGAATCTGTACTGAAAAACGATTACAAAATAATTAGCCAAAAAGTAAAAGCAAAAGAGTTATGGACAAATGCTGATTCAATTCATGAGTTTGGATACAACCCAGAAGGATTGTTGTACTCTCCATAAAAAGCGCTAATCATTGGATCGCGCCTTGGTTTAATGCTTTTTGCCTTCTCGCGCGCCAGACGAAACTCTTTATCCTCTTGAGTCTCTTTGGCGCGCATCTTACGCACTCGTTCAGTGCTTGTTGCCCGTGGTGGCTTTGGCGCATCTACTCCAATACCAGCCTTAAACAGTGCGGCAATGCCATCCTTTTGACGTCGCCAGCCTGACCTATACACCAGCCCCTTTTGCTTGAGCTTGGCCAGTAACTCCTGCGCAGATCGCTGTGTGCAATGGACCTGTGCGCATAGCTCGGCTGTGGACATCTCTTTCTTTTGCAAGATTTCCAGTATGCGTGCCTGGCGCACAGACTTCATATACCGCGACTCCTAATCTTTAGATGGTCATTAGCACCAGGTCGAGGAGTATCCATCTTTGGCGGCTGGTAAACTGGTTGCCGCCAGATTGAGATCGCGGGAGGCTGCGCCTCGCCTGGAAGTTTCTCACGTGGTGACCACTCTCCAGCTAAACCCAGTACGCGGCGCTTAGAGTCACCGCCAATTGCAAATCGTCCGATAGTCATGTGTTTTTGTCCTTGAGGATGGACTCCGCACTTGTTGCCGCTTCTAGTTTGGTTAAGCAAGACTGGTTGATTGCCGAAAAATCTTGCTCGTCCAACCCTACCCATGTGCGCTGTGGCATTTCCATCAGTCGCTCGTCAGATAAGCCTACCCAGCCACGCTTTTTAGCCTCTTCATACGCTTCCATCCCTCGCTCTCCTATGCCTACATTGGTCTGTGTGAGGGTAAAGTGGCACAGGCCAGTGCTACAGACAAACTCCTGTGGTTGTGGGGTGGTGTAGAGGGGAAATGGTTTTGTCTTTATGCAATCCTCATCCATCAAAACAGAATTGCTTTTGACGCCTTCCTTGGTCTTTGCAAAGCACCAGTCGGCACTATCTTCGGATTCAATGCACCATGCAAATGGCGACTGTTTCTCAGCCTGCTCTATGGCTTGGCGTAGGGATCGAGCCGCTGGTATTGCATTGTCGGTGTAGGCGCTGAACGAACTATCCCAAAGTCGTTGGTGAAACACATTGGTCGTTGGCCTCGCCCCGCGTTCAGCAAGTTCATCCCTGACTGCAAGCAACTCTTTTGTTACTTGCTCCAACGCCTCAAGCGCCTGTTTCATTGCTTCTCTGCTCATGTGTTCTTCTCCTTGATAATCTTTACGCTTAGTGTGATGCACTAGGTACATCCCTTCTTCGTCCAGCGCCGCTGCCTTCTTAGATTTGAAGCCTGTCATGTTGTTCCCCTTGCTAGGATGTGGTTTGCACAACTAATGCAAGCAGAATCCCACTCGCCTTCAGTGCCATCATCAGCGTTTTCCTCACACACCTTGGCGCACTCCTCACGCTCATGCGCTGCTACCAAGGCGGCAAACTTCTCAAGACCCTTGGTGTAATTCCAGTCAGCGTCTTGAAACCCAGCTTGCTTTGCTAGTTCAATGATGTTCATGTGTTATTCCTTTTGGTTTTTGAAATGCCAATTTTGGTTTTTGAAATGCCAAGTCAAATGTTATTTGTAAGCTATTGCAAACATCGTAGTCCGAAAGCATTTGCTCTTCAGTTTTGCCGTGACAATAAACGCGAAACAATTTGCCCATGTAATTAGGGTGGTACATAGACTCAACTTTATCCACGGGTTTATTGCACACAGCGCAAACTGGTAATACGTCACCAAGGCTATATAGGGCTACCTCGTTCATTTGTGCCACCAAGCCATCACAACCATAGCCACACCAACTATTACAACCAACCCAGCAATCAATCCCTTGAAAGTTGCAGCAAGGTCTTCGATGGGGTCATCCAAGTACGCATCTTTATAGCCATTGGCATACGCATCGTTGACTTCTTGGATTCGCTGCTTGCGTATTGGGCAGTCTTTGCCTTGTTCGCATTGACCGTTTGCGTTACAGCAGTTCATTTGTACTCCTCCAGTCTTGCCTTGAGGCGCTTGATACGCACCTGGTTGTAGGTAATGATGCTCTGCGCATATTCAGCGCCGGATTCTGCCTGTAATAGTTCAAGGGTTGCATCTGCAAGCTCACGCTCACATACTTCCCTTGGCGTCAGATCGCGCCAGTAGTCCTTCAAAAACTTTATAAAACTCATTGTGTTTTCTCCAATATTGTCCGCGCCTTGCGGTTCTTGATTTCTGCCTTCACGATATTGATCGCCTGCTCCATCTGCTCGATGGTTGTCACTTCAATCTGGGCATCATGTATCTCCATGCCAAGGTTGATAGCGACCAATTCCTGCGCCTTGAGAATAAATCTGTACTCTCTGTTAACGCCGCGCTTTGAGACGTCAAATAGGGCGTCCTGCGCGGCTCTGATGTCTTCTTTGTAATCACTGCCAATGCCAATACGCTGTAGCGCCTCGGCAATGTTGAATGCCTCGATGATGGTGTCAATGTCCTCACGGTCCGCAATACCCTTACGCAGTGCGTCAATGGCTTGATGGTTCTTGATCTGCACGTTAACTATGCCAGCCTGCGTGATTGGCTTGAATCCGTTGATGATCCACGCGACAGGGTTTGGCAACTGTGGCCGTGGCCGGTAACTGCTGCGCTTTCTCACCGCTTTAGCTCCATGATCTCCAGCTCCAACTGCTTGCAGTGGTGGGCCATGTTTTCATACTCCTCTTTGAATCTGTTGGTGGTCAACTTTTCAGCAGCCGCCCACCCGACTAACGCGCCCCTGGTTGCAGCCATACGCAGATGAGACTGCAACTCATGCGCTGTAAGGATTCCGATTTGTCCATTTTGGGGCGACAGCTCCTGCACGATTTCGTCGATCTGTTTTTGCATTGACTCGGACATTTTTACGCTCCAAAAAAGAAAAGGACTGCAAGGCCAAGGCCGATGGCCACTGCCAAGGCTATCTCTGCCCACCTGCGGGTGGCTGGCTGGATTGTGTAATGTTCGCGGTATCGCATATTTGCTCTCCTAAAAATGCCATTCGGCGGGTTGTTGATGGTGCATATCCTACACGAATTGACTAAGTAATCAACGAAATTATCTAGGTGTTTACCCTAAGTAGGCAAAAATATTTGTGTTTGTAGTCAAAAAAGCCGCCTAGAATTGCGCCATTCGTCAATTTGGAGGGTAAGGCACAATGGTTACGTCAACAGAGCAGGCAATCGAGGCAATTCGGCTTCGCGCCAAGGAAAACGGGTTCAAGATGAACGATATCGCGTACGCGGCTGGGATTGACCCAGCGCAGCTCTCACGCTGGAGTACGGGTAAGACGGTCCCGCTGTACAGCTCCATCGTCAAGCTGGAGCAGGCCGTGGACGCGCTAATTGCGGCAAAGGCAACCCAATGATAGTGATGGCCATAGATCCAGGCTTGAGTGGCGCAATTGCCGTATTTGAGGGTGGCGCATTGATTGATATAGCGGATATGCCAACGCACGAACTTTCCCGCAATGGCAAAGCCAAGAGGCAGATTTCAGCGTCTGCGTTGGCAGGTATATTCACTCAGTACGACCCACGCCACGTCATCGTGGAGAAGGTATCTGCAATGCCTGGTCAGGGCGTCACGTCCATGTTCAGTTTTGGTCGCAGCCTTGGAATCATTGAGGGCATTGTCGCGGCATACGACATTCCAGTGACTTATGTCACGCCTAGCGTGTGGACAAAAGCCGTTGGTCGTGGTGCAGGCAAGGATGCATCACGCGCCAGAGCCTGCGAACTCTATCCGACGCAACAGAAATCATTTGCTCGGGTTAAGGATGACGGGCGCGCAGATGCTGTTTTGATTGGTACTTGGTACTTGTGGGGGAAAAAGTGAGCCAGCAAGACCTTAAAACACTACGCGAGCACGCGATCTATCTGGCAACGCAGCTAGAGAATGAACGCAACGCATCACGCGAAAAGACTGCATTTCTAAAGCGGCTCGTTCACCCAGAGGACCTTGGCCACTGCGTCACTTCAGAGGTACGCAACATAGCCTATCAATTACTTGTAAACGAAAGCGAAAAATGAAGCAATTAATTCTCCGTCCCTCTAGTGCTTCGCGCTGGATCGCCTGCCCAGCATCAGCACGCCTATCTCTGAAAGTGCCGTACGAGCCTGCCGGTGAAGCTGCGCAGATTGGCACAGCCATTCACGCGCTGTCTGAGACCTGCTGGCAGCTCGATCAGGACCCAATGGACTTCATTGGAAAGACCATTGAGGGCGTTGTCATCACACGCGATAACGCAGAGTTTGCATTGGCTCACGTGCGTACTGTGGCCGCATTGCAGGCAGAACTTGGAACAATCAAGGTGGAGCAATACGGCGTAGCGTATGAGACTTTGCTCGCAAAGGTTGGTGGCACTGCT